ACGCACAGCGTCAAGCTGGCACAGAAAATGAAGCTACCAGGAAAGAAAAAAAAAGAAGCGGGAGGCGGGGGTTATCCTCCCGCGATTATCGAGCCGGGGTTACCCGTTACGGGTTACGCGTCACGGACTACGAGCCGGGGTTATCTGGCCGGGGTTACGCGTCACGGACTACGGGTTACCCTGTAATCCTCACCCCGAGTTCGGGCCGGACCGTATCCCAGCCGTACAGCACGTCAAGGCGAGTGGCCTCGGAATAGGCGTCGATGTCGAACGCGGTCGCAACCGTGATGCTCAACCCGAGCTGTTTATCCGATGCCTGACCCCACATGATGCTGCTGCCTGCGCTCTTCGGTTTCTTGAACGGAACCATGGTCAGGGCAAAGCAGTCGGGGTGGAACGCCAGATTCTGCAGGTGAGTCGTCCCCTCAGCTCCCGTGACGACCGTAATCGCGGCACCATTTACGGGCAGCGTGACTACCGTCTGATACGGGAGTACGTCTTCCCCGGCGGCAGAGGAGTAGATCTTCGGGCTGATCGGAATCGTCGCGTTGCCCGAGCCATCCGAGGTTACGTCGGCGGTTACGACGAACTGGCGAAGCTGGCTTCCCTCCCACACCTTTCCGCTTACGGGGTTAACCCCCACGACATTAGCGATCGTGATCACGTCACCCCGCTTCAGGATTTCAGTCGAGGCGGCCCACCCGTTGGTCACCAGCGAGGAAGCACCCTCAGCGGTTGCCCCGTTCATCACCCCCGTCGATCCCGTGGAGTGCGTCCCGACTGTATGGGAGGACCCGTTCTGAGTCATGAAGTGTTCGGTGTTGGCGAATCGACCCAGGAATCCGCGCCGGACCATGGTCCCCACGATATTCTGGTGGAACAGGGACTTCAGCTCCCCGTCGGCCAGACCCCACGCGGCCTTGGGAGACCACATCGCGAGCCGGTCATCCGGGACCGCCTCGTTATCCATCCGCTCCGCAATATCGGCGAGAACGCGGAATGTCGCGGGAGTCGTCCCCGGAGTACCCACGAAATTATACACGTTCACGTACTCGTCGTGCCCGTCGGAGTCGATCTTGTTCGCGAGGGCTATGGTCGCCGGGTTGATGTATTTCCGGCTGAAATCCGCGATATCCAGCGTCAATTCCCGCTCGGTGAAATCCAGAGCCACGTGTTCCTGCTCGTCCACGGTAACCGTGGTGGAGTTTTCCACTGTCTGGACTTTATTGATTGCCGCCCCGGATTTGGTCCGGAACTTATTCGGCAGGTGAACGGTTACGGAGTTACCCTTCTGGTACCCCCCGACTGCAGTAGCGAATTCGGAGTTGTACCCCTTATACACTTTCTGCGCCATAATCAGGTTGTTCGTCAGGTCGAACAATGCCCGCTCCGCGATCATGGAGTGGGTAAGAAATGCGTTACTCATATTTTCTCCTCAATTCTTCCTTCCGATCCTTCTCCCACTTCGCGTGAAGTTCAGCTCGCGTCATCTTCTCGGGATCCTTTCCGGGTGACGCCGGGCTACTCCCGCGAATTGTGGGGGGCGGGTCCGGGGCAGAAGAATTTCTTTTCGGTGTTTTGCGTGTAAGTCGCGCCTCAATCTTCCCGATTTCCTTGATCTGCTGGACTGGGGGTAACCCGTAAATCCGCTGCGCTTCGGCCACATTGGACCCAAGCGCGTACAGGATCTCGGCGTAATTCTCCCCCTTCATTGCGTCCACCATAGTCTGACTCGTGGGGACCGCGGGATTCAGCGCCACTGAATCGAAATCGGGGTGGGCTTCGCGAGCGCGGGCGGCGGATTTCTGGATTGCGGCTTGGAGTTCCGTCTGGGACGCCCGCTGCCGCTCCTGCTCGAACCGGGCCTCAAGACGAGCCTCGGCCTGCTTCGCCATAGCCTTCAGGTAGGCTGCGTCGCTGTCGAAGTCGTTCGGGTCCAGCTCCTTGCCCGTCGGGACGCTCGCGGGGTCTGGAGCGGGTACGGGAGAGGTACGGCTGGCCTCGGCGGCTTCCGCACGACCCTTCCAATACTCTCGCTCGGCCACGAGAGATCCAATTCTCTTCTCTGCCCCTGGTTTACGTCGTCGGGGTTCGGAGGGTGACGGTTCCCCCTCTTCCTCGCCCTCTCCCGCTTCGAGATCGGGGTCGAGGTCGGGGTCGAGATTCGGATCGGGTTCTTCTGCGGATGACGGATCCGCGTTTACGTCGGGTTCAGTGGCGACCACTGGATTGCCTTGCTCATCATATTCCATTCTTCAGGTCCTTTCGGGTCAAGCCCGGAGTTGCAGGGGATTTCGCCCCAGACGGTTTGGTGGTTCACCCGCTACGGGTAGCCCGCGACGGGAAAACCGTTATGGGTTGGAGGTTACGTCTCGTCCGTGACGTGCACGCGACCCCTCTTGTCGGTGTTGTAGAAATAGCGCTTGCCATCCTTGATTACGATTTGAGACTTGAGGGGTCTACCCTCGTCTCGCCTTCTGTTCCGTAGGGCTTCGATGTCACCCTCGCGAATCGGATCTCCCACTCGTTCCTCCTTTGGGTTCGTCGGTTACGCGTTTGTATTTCTCCAAGACCTCGATGACGCGGTCGAACGCCTTCCCCTCGTCGGTCATCTCGTCTCTTTGCTCCTTGATATCCAACATCTTTTTCTCGTTGGCTAGGGTTATCCCCTCGGCCCTGAGCTTCTTTATCACGTCGTCAATCGAGGGTTCCTGCGGGGGAGGAGGTCCGTCCTCGTCAATCCCTGGGGGTAGGAGCTTCCGGAGCCGGTTGGCAATCTTGGTCGCGCCGGGCCAGTCCATGTTTTCCGCGATCAGGTCGATTACGAAGCGAGCCGCATCGGGAGCGGTCCGCACGAAATCGAGCATGGAGGCCGCTGCCTCTTGTCGTTGAGTCTGGAAGGATGGGCCGGTCGTTACGCTCACCCCGTAGGTCCCTAGGGATAGGTCGTTCACGATCAAGGGTTCGTCCGAGACGGGAGAGGGGACTACCTGGTTCACCGTCACAAACTCTTCTTCGTCGTCGGGCCGGATGATCATGACCTGGCGTTCAGTATCATAGATGCGCGGGATAAGGTCAAGGATTATCTCTCCGCAGAATTTGACGGCCCTGCGGCGATTGTCAGCGTAGGTGAAGTTCACGACGTCAGATTGGGACTGGCGACGGGCTATCGCGAGACCGGAGACCTCATTCCCTTGCGCCCCTAGAGACGCGTCCTGGATCGAAGTTGTATCTTTCATCTCGTCGGAGCTGATATTGGATTCGGTAATCTCCCCGATTGCGGTTTGAGTCACAATCTGGCGCATCGGGGGGTTCACACCCGCAACGTGATTGTAAGCTAGGAAGGCGCGGTTGGAGCGGTTGGCGTCGGCCCACTCCTCCTCGTAACCCTCGAATTGCTCGGCGGTTCCAACCCAGGGGGCTTTGGGGGCAAGGGCAACAGTCTCGGTGGCAGCGGTCCGAAAGTAATTGTACATCCGCTGCGAGTCCTTCGCGTTCCGGATGGCACCACGGAGGTGAGTCTGGCCGTCAACCGTAATTTCTTTACCCCATACGGGTACGATCGGAATGAACTTGCCGGGCCACTCATGCGGTCCGCTAATCACTTTTTGTCCATCGATGATGTACTGTTGGACCTTATGCGAGTCGATCTCTCGTTCCCGCTCAACTCGGGGGACTTCATTGAGAATCATCTCGGGTAGACCGGAACCCTCGGGGGCCGGGCCTGGGACTTGAATGGGTTGACCGGTTTGCGGGTCTTGGGTGACGTGTACCAGTTGTTCCTTCTCCTTAAGCAACGGAAGGGCCTCATCCCACTCATCCCCGTCCACTACCCTCGAATCGGACAAGAGGTACACCCTCTTCTTATGTGGAACCTTGACCCAGTACTCCCCAACGCGAACCGAAGCGTCCTCGAACCAATGGCCGACGTCAGCGTTGGCCCCGTCATCTGGCAGAGAGGAGGGGACGTCGGCGTCGGGATAGCGGGCCTCGTACTCCTCCACGCTAATCATTTCGGTGATAAAGGCAAATCGGGAGTCGGATCCGTCCGCCTTCGTTCGAGCCGGGTCGAGGACGACGGAGAAGTTATTCTTAATGCGTTCAATCCGTATCTCCTGATCGAACGGGGAGTCTTCCGTGTAGCTCGTGACGACGCGAAAGTAGCCAAAGCCACACTGCACCGCACCCTCGAAGGCTGTCTGGTATGCAACCTCGGAGTCGGACTCCTGCTCAATCGCGCGGATTAGGCCCGTAAGGGTTTCGGCCACCTCCTTGGAAGCTCCTCCCCCTCGCGGGATAATCTTGATCGCGATCTGATTCACGCGACCCTCGTTGATCACGCGGTCCGCAAAGCCCGGAAGCTTGTTCACGGTAAGGACCGGACGACCCTCGAGCTCCCGCTGGAGTACGACCTCGGCAGGCCAGTGGTCCTGACCCGCGAGCATCCGGAGGTCCTCTGCAGCTTCGAGCCGGTTGTGGAGCTCGGAGTTCAACGCATTGCGGAAACGGGAGAGTGCCTGCTGGATTACCCGGTCCTCCTGAGGCAGATCCTTGTCCAGTGTCTCTACAGTTTTTTCCTGAATTCGCTCCATATTTTCCTTTTAGTGCGTCGCGGGTTACGGGTTACGCGTAGTCAATACAAACCAGATCGATACGGTAGAGGGCCGAGGCCACTGACTGATTTGTAACCTTGATTGTCATTCCACCGGTAATCGGAACTGGACCTCGAACTGAATCTCGAGAGGGAACCGTGACCGAAGGGTCTGAGTTTTTGATCAGATCGGTTCCTTCAGCCCCAAGCATGTCCAGACCATCGTCATCCTCGACCTCCAGATCGGAGTCAGCAGTAGGTCCGGTAGCTCCTGGATAAACCTTAACCGAGTCGAGAGACCAGCCCGCGACCCTGTATTTCAGTCTGTCAAGCACGGAAGTGTCCGGGATAGATCCGTTGACCGAATCCCCAACGCAATGGAGTTTGATTACTCTACACCTTCTCCCATACTCGACAAGTTCTTGCCTCACACTTCCTGCCATAATTCCTCCTACCATTTGATCCTGCGTTTCTCCTCTTTGGTCGCTAAGTCCGGAGTCCTCACGACCCCATCCAACCGATCGATCTAAACTTTCGGTTAACCTTCTTCTTCTCGACTGGCCTACGGGTAAGGAGTTTACCTTCCCCCGCGCCCACCATCGCATGTTCCGCTGCCTCGCACACATGAGACCAGAAGTTCTTCTCGGGTTTATCGTGGTACTTCTCGTCCCCCACGACCTGCACCCGCTTGTAGTAGAACTTGGAGCTGAGGCCCTTCCGGATCGTCTTGCAGTTGCGG